AAATTTATTTTGGTCTTGTACCTTATGTTGAAGAATTTGCAAATCGTAATGATATTAAAATAGAATACAAAGAAGGAATTAAAAATGAATCACCAACAGAACATAGAGTATTGGATAGCTTTATCAGAACTGTCAAACCTAAGTCTAAGGGAAAAACTTTACAACTTCGTGATTACCAGAGGAACGCCTTTCTTCATGCAGTCGGAAACAATCGGAGCCTACTTCTTAGTCCTACTGCTTCTGGCAAGTCATTAATAATTTATTTACTTGCGAGGTGGTATGAGTCTAACAGAGTCCTTATACTTGTTCCTACAACATCTCTTGTGGAACAGATGTACTCCGATTTTCTTGATTATGGTTATCTGGAAGCAAAGATGCAAAAGATATACCAAGGTCATTCTAGAGAGATTACAAAAGAAGTAACTATATCTACATGGCAGTCTTTGTATAAGATGCCTAGAAAATACTTTGAACAATTTGGTTGTATTCTTGGAGATGAAGTACATCAATTCAAAGCGAAATCACTTACAAACATTATGAACAAAATGCACCAGACTCAGTATCGTCATGGGTTTACTGGAACATTAGATGGTATGCAAACACATAGATTGGTATTAGAAGGTTTATTTGGTTCTGTCAATAAGGTAACATCAACAAAAGAACTAATGGAAAAGAAAACACTTGCAAAATTAAAAATAAAGTGTATAATACTACAATACCCAGATGCAGATAAAAAGTATATGAAAAATATGAACTATCAAGATGAAGTAGATTTATTAGTTCGTGATGAAAGAAGAAATAAATTTATTGTAAATCTAACTAGTCATTTAAAAGGTAATACATTAGTATTATTCCAATTCGTAGAAAAACACGGAGCTGTTCTTTACGATATGATGAAAGACCTAGATAGAAAGGTATTCTATGTCTGGGGTGGAACAGATACACAAACAAGGGAAGATATTCGTGAAATTACAGAAAAAGAAAAAGATGCAATTATTGTCGCATCATATGGTACATTTTCTACTGGTATTAATATTAGGAATCTTCACAATGTCGTGTTCTCCTCTCCTTCCAAAAGCAGAATTAGGGTTCTGCAATCAATCGGAAGAGGTTTGCGAACAACCAATGATAAAACTGGTGCTACCCTTTTAGATATTGCAGATGATTTAACTTGGAAATCAAGACAGAACTTTACACTAAGACACTTTATGGAACGAATAAATATATACAATGAAGAAGAGTTTGATTATGAAATCAAAAATTTACCGATAGAAAGTTAACAATGGATATTAAAATTTTAAAACTTACAAACGGAGATGAGATTATTACTACTTTGAGTGCAGTAAAAGATAATAGTGTTGTCACTGCACATCACCCTCTAAAAATACACACCTACCCTAGAATGTCTAAACAAGGTATTGAAGAGTCAATGGCCTTATCTCGTTGGGTCGCCTTCAGTGAAAGTGGTAGTTGTGAAATAATTAAAAATAATATTGTTGCAGTATCCACTGCATCTATTGGTATTGGTAAGTTTTATGATTATTGTGTTTTGAGAATGAAACAAGGTAAAAGTGCTCACCTTGCATCTCAAGAACCTACAGACGAACAATTACAACAAATTGAAGATGAGTTACAAGAAGAACTATTTGATGAATATGATGATGATTACCCTAATAAAACTATACATTAAAGCATTTCTTAAAACCCTACATAGGGATTATACCCAGTTGTCAAGTCAGAGTCAAGTCTTTTTCAAAAAATAATTAAATTAAATTATGACTTGACTTTAATTACAACATCTGGTATATTATGTATAACTTTAACAAGGATATGGAGTCGTGACGAAAACAAAAGCTAAAAAACCACATTATGTAAACAACAAAGAGTTTTTACAGGCGATGATAGAATGGAATGACCGTTGTAAGATTGCAAAAGAAAAAGGTGAATCAAACCCACCTATTACTAATTATATTGGTGAATGTTTTCTAAAGATTGCAAATCATTTATCCTATCGTCCAAATTTTATTAACTACACATATCGTGAAGAAATGATTAGTGATGGTATTGAAAATTGTCTACAGTATGTACATAACTTTAATCCAGAGAAATCAGATAATCCATTTGCATACTTTACACAGATTATCTACTATGCTTTTCTTAGACGAATACAGAAAGAGAAAAAACAATCTCATGTAAAAAACAAGATAATTGAAAATATGAATGTTGATATGTTCTTAACTCAAGAGATTGAGGGTGGAGTATCTAACAATCCATATACAGAATATCTTCAAAAGAATTACTTACCAGAAGAAGATGTTTATAAACCCAAGAAAAAGAAAGACAAACCAAAAGGATTAGAATTATTTTATAATGAAGATAGCACTGATAACTGATACACACTTCGGTGCGAGAAATGACAGTCTACCTTTTAATGAATACTTTTATAAGTTCTGGGAAGAAATATTTTTTCCACTAATTGATAAAAGAGGTATAGATACCATTATTCATTTGGGTGATACTATGGACAGACGTAAGTTTGTTTCATATAAGATTGCAAATGATTTTCGCACACGATTTATTCAACCAATTGTAGATAGAAATATTGATACACATATTCTTATAGGTAATCACGACACATACTATAAGAATACAAATGAGGTTAATTCTCTTGCAGAATTGGTTGGTAATAAACACGATAATATAAAATTCTATGAAGAGAATTGTACAGTAAACTTTGGTAATGTTCCAATCTTTTTCTGTCCTTGGATTAATTCAGAGAACTATGGTTCAACCATGAAAGGTATTCAAGCTACTAATGCAGATACTTGTATGGGTCACCTAGAGATAAATGGTTTTGAAATGCACAAAGGTCATTTCTCTGAAAATGGTTATCCTAAAGAAATATTCAAAAAGTTTGATACTGTATTCTCTGGTCACTTTCATAAAAAGTCTGATGATGGACATATCTATTATCTTGGTAACACATATCAAATGACTTGGAGTGATGATAATTGTCCTAAAGGATTCCATATCTATGATACAGTAGATAAGACTTTAGAAAGGATTGTAAATCCCTTCACAATATTTGAAAAAATCTACTATGATGACACAACTACAGATTATAATAAAGTAGATACAACACAATATACCGATAAGTTCATAAAACTTGTAGTTGTTAATAAGAAAGACTTGTATCAGTTTGATAGATTTACTGATAGGTTGTTACAAGAACAAACTCATGAGGTAAAGATTGTTGAGGACTTTTCAGATTTAGATGCAGAGAATGTATCTGATGATATTGCAGAAAATACTCAAGATACAACCACACTCTTAGAAAAGTACATTGATGAACTTGATGTTGACTTGAATAAGAAACGATTGAAAAATACTATGAAGGCACTATACTTAGAAGCTTGCGATTTAGAGTTATGAGATACCCTTGGAAAAAAGTAATGTCAAATGTTAGATTATCAGCTGCATATGGGAGTGCTGGTGGTAGACATATAGGTGACTTAAAAAGGGGTGGGTATTCTGATGAAGATATAGAAGAAATTGTGAATACAAGATATCGTGGAAACAAGGAAGTATCTATTGACCACACATATCTTGAAGGATTATTCTTTGAACAAAATGGAAGATGTGCATATCTAAAAACAATCATTGACCCTATGGATGTTTTTATTCCTAACCACCCACTTGCACCCTCTGTAGATAGAATAGATAATTCGCTGGGTTATATACGAGACAATGTTGTTGTTGCAACAAGATTTGCAAATAGAGGAAAGGAAACAGCAGATGATATTTGGTTTAGAAATCATTGTGTTCCCAGACTTGTTGACGGATTGATTAATAATAATATATTACCTAATTTGGAGAATTTTTAAAATTGATTATATTTAATACTGTGAGGTGGAAGAATTTCCTATCAACTGGAAATACCTTTACCGAAATTCAACTAGACCAAAATCCATCTACACTTGTTGTGGGTGAAAATGGTGCTGGTAAATCTACAATACTTGATGCATTGTGTTTTGTATTGTTTAATAAACCCTTTAGACAAATTAGTAAAAATCAACTACTGAATTCTATCAACCAGAGAGAAGCAGAAGTAGAAGTAGAATTTACTACACAGAATAAAAAAGTAAAGATTATTCGTGGTATCAAACCTAATAAGTTTGAAATCTATATTGATGATGTAATGGTTAATCAAAATGCAAATGCAAAAGATTATCAGAAACATCTAGAACAACAAATCCTTAAATTTAATTACCGTTCATTTACACAAGTGGTTATTCTTGGTAGTTCTACCTTTGTACCATTTATGCAATTAAACTCAAAGGCTCGTAGAGAAGTTGTTGAAGATATTCTAGATATTAAAATATTCTCTTTAATGAACTTTGTTTTGAAAACAAAGGTAAAAGAAATAAATACGAATATTACAGATAGTAATTATGCTACTGAACTTACTAAAAGTAAGATAGAGATACAAGAGAAGTACATTGAAGATTCTAAAAACAATAGGGATACTATTCTTTCTGAAAAGACAAATCTTATATCAACTAATGAAGAAGAAATCTTTGCAAACAAAAAGAAAGAAGACGAACTCCAACAATCCACCGATACCTTTCTGGAAGCGATGAAAGGTGAAGATGTTGTCACTACAAAAAGAGATAAACTAAAAGATATTCAGTTTTCTCTAAAAGACAAACATAATCGTAATACTTCATTGATTAAGTTCTTTGAAGAGAATGATGATTGTCCTACTTGTGAACAACATATTGATGAAGAGTTCAAATGTAAATCTATAGATGAAAAACTTCTAGAGGTTAGAGAGTTGGAAACTGGATTGCATAAACTATCAGATGAAATGGATAAAGTCAACAAAAAAGTTAAAGACTTTAAGAATCTTGCAACTGCAATTCAAAAGAATCAAGTAGAGATTGGTAAGTATCGTAGTACAATTACTCAACTAGAAAAGTTTAATGCAACTCTAGAAGCTGAAATGAAACAAATAAAAGATAAAGAAATTGCAGAAGAGGATGTAAAAAAACTTGACAAACTCCAAGAAAAGTTGTATAGTTTAGATTCAACCTCAAAAAAGTTGAAAGAAGAATTATTCTATTATGATGTTGCAAGAAATCTTTTACAAGATACTGGTATCAAAACTAAGATTATAAAACAATATCTTCCTATTATGAATAGATTGATTAATACCTATCTATCATCTATGGATTTCTTTGTCAATTTTAATATAGATGAAAACTTTAATGAGACAATCAAGTCACGATTTCGTGATGACTTTGTATATGCAAATTTCTCTGAAGGTGAGAAGATGCGTATTGACCTTGCACTACTCTTTACTTGGAGAGCGATTGCAAAGATGAAGAACTCTACAAATACTAATCTATTAATTCTAGATGAAATATTTGATAGTTCGTTAGATGCAGATGGAACTGATGCATTTCTGAAAATACTGAATACTTTTGAATCAGAAAATGTATTTGTCATTTCACATAAACAAGATATGTTGTTTGATAAATTCAGACACACAATTAAATTTGAGAAGACTAGAAACTTTAGTAAGGTGGTATAATGAAACAGAGTGAAAGATTTTATGAACTATTAGAAGAAATGAAAAGAACCCATGATGCAAAACGTCACGACTATGCAAGTACAGAAGATGTATTCGCAAACTTCAGACATTGTGAAATCGCTGGTATTCCAGCATGGAAAGGTGTTGCAGTTCGTATCAGTGATAAGTTTAGTCGTATCATGGGGTTTGCAAGAAA